TGGCTGCACTAACAGTTTAGAGTTCGTCTTCGTCATAAACGTTGCGGTCTTGCATCGCATAAAAGCAGTAGCTGCAACTGCTTAGTCCTAATAGGCACACCTTGTCGCAGTGCAGGCACGAGAAGTTATCGTGGTCTGGTATCTTCACAACTGGCATGCCACAAGTGCAAACGTATTCAATCGTGATTTCAATGTCGCGGTCTTCGTCATAAACTACTTGACGATAGATTTCTACCTCAAAATCTGTTTGTCTTGCAAGCGCTTCGAAGGGGTCACTACCCAACTCGCCATTCCGCTTTCCGCGTCGTAGCCCAAAGCTTCTTTGAAGTAGTCGCTGCCACCATCCATAGCCGGATTCTGAACCCATAAGGTATTACCCCAATCTGCCGTTGCTTCGTGATGGAAATGGTGGGTAACAAGGACATCAGATGCTCCAACTGGATGCCGGTTTGCAGCCATGGTCTTATACCAGTTGAATACCCTGTTTGCTACTGCACCCGAGCCTCGACCAAATACATCGCCATGGGTAATGCCATATGTCCAGCCTTGAATCTCAGTAGCCAGAGAGATTTCTCTTTCTGCTATTTCAAATGTAACATGCTTCATCGTTTCATCTTGCTCGATGGCAACCTGTGCCATCTCAAAGACGAGCAAATCATCGTTGTCGCCTAGAGTTGTGCGGTTTCCGTTGATTCGATGCTCTCCGTGGTTTCCGGGCGCAACGACCACTCGCACAGACTTGAACATTGGAGCAAGGTCATAAATACTTCGGAGGATTGCCCCTACTGTAAAGCGAATCTGCTCTCTGCGGTTCATGTCAATGCTAAAAGACTGCTGTGGGTAGATAACACAGCCTTCGACCATGTCACCGCCACCGATAATCACAAGCTCTTGCAGCCCGCGTCCAATAGCGCGAAGCTCTTGCACCCTGCTCTTTGCCATCGAAATTGCGTTAGAAAGTCTTTCGGTAAAAGCCTGTGTGCCACCGCCATCACTCTTGCCTGTTTGCCAGTCTGCCCAGTCAAGCACAAAGGTGCTTTCTGGTAAGTGGCTAAAGTTGTCTTTGTAGTCTTTGCGCTCAAAGTCCATTGAGTTGAGAAGCTCAACTGGGTCAACCTGATTTTCGGCTGGGCCACTACGCCTAAGTGCAAATGCGTAAGTGTGCTTCCAGAGCATCTGCTCTTTGTCCCTGCTCCAGTATTGACTGTGACGCTCTTTTAGCGTTCCAACAATCTCGACTTGCTCAGGGTCGTGACCAAAGCTTCTAAGGATTTCTTCGGGACTCATGTTGGAGAGTTCACTCTCCAGCGCACCAGTGTTTAGAACACCAGAGTCTCCAGTCCATTCAAGGCTCTGAGCCTCTTCATCGTCAAAGCTGGTTAGGTTAGTCCTGCCAATGCACAAAGCACGGTGCTTGTTTACGGTTGTCTTGCCGAACAGTTCCCAGTCTTTAGCGACTGAGCGACTGCTTCGAGACGAGTTGACATCAAGCTCTAGCCTTCTATCGCCCGTCTCTGCGATTAGCTCACAGATTTTGCAGTTAGCTGCCATTATTTGTCTAGGTTAATACCGTTGACCCAAGTCTTCCCTGCGTCTCCGCCCCATGCGTCCCATGCCACACGGCCCGGTGAAGGGTAGCCCTTCTCTCCAGCGTTAAACCCTTCCGCCTTTCTGTCACTTGTGTGCCTAGCAAAGTAGGATTTCATACGAGCTACAGTATCACGGCTTACGCTGCCACCGCTAGCAAGCTGGCTGGCGCGTCTCCTGCCAACATCAGTGAACCCAGAGCCTGCTTTGCCCTCGGAAATCCACTTCAAAGCTCTCTTGGCAGCGTTTTGTACGCCTTCTGGAACTTTGTATTTAGCTGCTTCTTGCATTGGGCTACCTGAATTTACAAGCCCCGGTGGGATAACTGCCAATCTACAAGCTCCGTTCTCTTCAATATCTGCATCAATAGCAGAGCAACCAATGCCGTCTTCTGCTTCAAAGTGGAATACGCAGTTACCACACTTGACACCGATAGAGCTATCTGTGTTTTGTGCAGGGGTCATGTAGTTAGGGTAAACCGTGCTGCCCTCGCTACCAAACTTTCCGTACTCACGCACAACGCCGAGCATTGCATCTGCTAGTGCTTTTTCATCTCCCTCAAGTTGGGAGTAAAGGTCTTGGCTTACTTCTTTGATTCTCAAAGCTTCACGCCTTCTTTCATCACGGGGGTGAGTGCCACCCGGCTTAATATCTTCCGACGAGGAGATTGCAACCATCTGAGCCGTTGCTTCACGCTTTGTTGCGTGGCAAGCGACTAGCGAATAATCCCTTTTGACTACGGCCCACTTAGGGCAGTCAGGGTGATATTTCGTGATGTAATATGGCAAAGTTACTTCCAGCCTTTTTCCAGAGTCGGTAAGTGTATTTTATTTCGTAAGTAAATTATACCGTGCCTTGTGGCATCATTTGCGTGGGGCTTTCCCGGCTGATGCATCTCCATCCTCTTGAGCTTGTCGTCACCGCAGAGCTTTTTCTGCGCAGGTTGCTGGTAGGTGACCTTCTTGACTCCGTGGACAATCGCCTCAAGCGCACCAATTACATAAGCAGGGGTAATGTCAGCGCCATGCACTCCGGGGCGAAGAGTAAAGTTCTCGCAAACAATCTCATCAAACTGCTCAAGCCCAACTTCTTTTACCCAATGCACAAACCCCTCAAGGCCATTGGAAACTTGGTAAGTGTTCACAAGATAAACAGAGTCAGTGTCGTAACCGATAATAGAAACTCCAGTTGTGCCACCGGGGTCAAGGCTAATCATTAGAGGCATGAGAGTTCTTTTCTAGTTGGTAATACTGGTAGCACAGAACTGCAAGGCTGTAGCGATACCCAAGCTCGAACTTGAGGGCATGATACTTGACGGCTTCCCAATCCTCTTTGACTTTTTCAAAGCTAGCTGTTCTGGAGTACCCGCTCATCAGCCACCTTCCTGTGGATTGTCGTCTTTGGCAGCCCAGTTAGCTTTACAACCATGTCAACCGAAGTGCCCTGCGACACCACCCTTCGGATGGTATTCCAATCTACGCGCCCAACGCTGTTCTGGAAGATGAGGTCTCTCATGTCTTCTAAGTGCTTGGGGTTTAGCTTTCCGCCCGTCTTCTGTGGCTTTTCCGTGAGCCTTGCAACAGTGCTGTGACTCACAAGGTTGTGAGTAATGTTTGCAATCTGCCTAAAAGAGAAGAGCTGATACTTGCCTATGCTCTGGATAGTTTCGTACAAAACTTCCCGGGTCATAGAATCTGCCGTATCTCTCAGCTCAATGGCCTTGGCGATAATGAATAGTCTTTCCTGTGGAATCATACTTGCGTCTCCAAAAATGTCTTGCTGCTTTCTACATACAGTCTCAACCGCCCCTGTGAACGAAGTGACTCAATCATCTCGTCAAACTCACGCTTACGCTTGTTACCAAACCTGCGATACGCTTCGTCATAACGAATTTTGCCACCCTTGTTAGTGACAAAAGCTTCTAGCTCGTCAACTTCTCTCTGCCATTCAGACTCTGAGATTGACTGTGCCATTCTTTCTAAGTTGATAAACCATTGCTCTGCATAGTGGATTGCAATAACCATGTGGTGCAGCTCAACATTGTCAGACCTGTCATACATGGCGAGAAGGATTGAAACCTTCCACACAGAAAGCGAGAGTCGCTGGCGAGATGGCTCAATGGACTGCTCGTGTGCGTGGCCATCAACATAGTTTCCCATGTCCCACTTGAACTGGTTGAAGCGAGTTAGTGCCTCATCGCTCAAGCGAACTGGCCTTGGGAATGGCTTCCCCTTCTTGTCCCAAAACAACTTGGACTCATAGAGGGAGCGCACAAGCTCTTCCATCTCGTAATCCTGCTGAACAATCGTGTCGTGCTCTGGGGCCTGCTCGATAGCTTCCATCTCAAAGGTTCGCTCTGGTGCATCTGCGATGACATACAAGAACCTAGCCAAGAAACCTGAACGAAAGTAGTCAACAGTCAAAATCTCTGACACCTTGCTGGTGATACCCATGAGATACATGATGAAGTTTGTCTCTGCTCGCTCAGACTGCACGGCTGCAGTTGCGCTCTTGCCTCCAGTAGAACGGATTACCACAGGAACATGACCGTCATAAAGCTCAGTGAACTGGTCTGCAGCAGTTGACATGTAGGTCTTGGTAATGAACTCCTTGAACATGCCCTGCACCTCATCTCTGTGGAAAAGAGAGGTCAAGCCATCACGACCAGCTAGGTGCTTTACCAGACCTTCGGCGGTTGTGTTCGAACCAATGTCAATCTGGTAGCCAACATACTTTTCGTAACGCCTAAGCATGCGAAGCATGAGCTGACGGCTGGTTGACTTACGGCTAAGAGTTGTCTCACCCAGCACCATAAACCAAAGGTTCAGGCCGAGCTTGCCATACCTTGGTGTGCCAAAGCCAGTGTCTGAGAAAACGCAAGACAAGAGCGTGAAAGCAGATGCCACCTGAAACTCGATTGCGCCATCAGTCTTCTTGCGAGTCCATGCACAATACTTGTCAATGAAAGTCGGGTTAGCAGCTACTAAACTGCGCTCTTCGCTCGATAAAAAGTCGGCTTTGGTTTGGTCTGCTTTTAGATTCACAAGCTCATCAAGCTCTACGGCTTGAGAGGCATCCTCTGGGATGTCTTTTGCCTGCTCTGCTCTTTGGACTTCTCTCCACAGGTCGCCGTCAGCATCAAGTCTCTTTGGCCTATCTGGGCGGTGATACTTGTTGCACTTTGCGTGACGAGCAACAACAAAGACTTCCTCTGCAGTCAAGCCAACTCTAAACAGTTCTAGCTCTAGCCTCCAAAGCATCTTTGACAGGTCAGCTCCGGGTAGTGGCTCCTCCAAGTAGAGGGTCATAATGTCACCATTAGCTGGTAGCTTTTTGAGGATGTCAATGATTGCTGGCGGAGCTTCGGGCATCGGAGCAGTTGACGGGTCTAGGATTGCATCTACCTCAACGTTGCCGTAGACAGATTCAAGGTCTTCAATGGTGTAAACCAAACCGCTGGACTCTGCGGTAACTGGCTGGCTCTCGCTGTATTTCTTGTTCATGCTTCCCGGCACTCGCAAAAGCTTTGTGGGATTCCAGCCAGAGACATCGCAACCTTGGTCACGGTGTGCGTAGGCAATCTTCTTGGCAAGAGTCGCAACCCGCTGTGGGTCGTAGGACTTGTCTAGTAGCCAGTAAGAGTGCCACCTAGCCTCAGATGTCTGGACATTGATTGAGGGTGGCATCCTGAAGTTGTCTGGATTGCAAGTGTCAGAGTCTGCGTAAACCGCCTGAACCGACTTGGCGTTCTCACGAATTCTGCGCTCTTCGTAGAAAAGGATTGGGGAAAAATAAACATCCTCATCAGACTTCGTTTTGGCATACTCAGACATCGCATCTAGCTCATCTGGGTAGCTAAAGAACTTTTGCACAGTTGGCGCACCGTGTGTGTCCTTGGTGACAATGGTTGCGTAGCCCGCACTTTCACCAAGAACCGTCTCTAGGAAGTCCTTAGGGTTCATTCTCTCTCCTTATTCATTTTCTGAATGAGTCCCCTTGCAGGAATCGAACCTGCCACGCACAAAGAGAGAAAGGGGGGATTGCGTGAACCATTAGGGGGAAAGTGCGTTGTTAGGGAGTCGCACCCCTCCCGCCCGTTACTCGACCCAGAGGTCGCTTGCAGGTGTTGCACCCATGTCCTTGAGTGCTTCTGCGCCCGCAGTTGGCTTGTTGAAGCCAGCTACGTTGTTGTCGGCTGGGTAGTCACCTTCTGCTTCCCTGATGGTGACTCGGACATCAACGGCCTTCCCCAGCACGTCTTTGATGTCTGGGACACTGAAGTCCCCCTTGACATCGAAGCCTAGAGATTCGAAGAAGCTCTGAGTCTTCCAGAAGTCTCCAGCTACATACAGTGGAATGTAAGCAAACAGTCTGCGGTTCTCATACTCTCCACCTGAGACCCTGAACTGAACGTTCCAACGTGGCTTACCGGCATTAGCGCCACCACGAACTTCCTCTGCTTTTACTTCGTAAATTGTTGCTGAATAAGTTCCCTTTGGCAAAACACCTAGGTCGCCAGATGGCTGGCTACTGGTTGCTTCTGCTGGGACTTTGATTGTAAGGCTCATGATTTCTTGGCCTCTCCTATCTTTTTGATTGTGTCCATTAGTTTCTTCATGCTTGGGTCATACATCTTGGACGGCAAACCGAAGCGGTTTCCCGACACAAGCCTGTCAGAACCTTGCAGGTATAGAGCACGTTTCGTTGAATCCTCAGTCTTCTCGCTTGTCATGTAAGCGATAATGTCCGGGATTGCAGGAAGCGTGTTCCGGGTTGAGCCAGCGAGCATTGGCACGGTCTTGACTGCGCCAGTTGCGTCATCTTTCTCGTCCTGAGCGTGAGCAATAAAGATGCTCAGGAAGCTTGCGTGGTGCATCTTTCGCACCGTCTGGTTTGCCCACTCCTTTAGGTCTCCCCACTTACCAAAGCGGTTGTTCTTGTTCTCTGGCTTTTCGCCAAAGACCTTCTCCGCCCTGTCCATGGCAACACCAAGAGTGTCAACAATTACAGTCTTGTATTTGTGGTCTTGGGTAAGAAGTCCATCCAAAACCGACTCTAGTTGGTCGTGTGTGTCAACTTGAATTACGTCAACGTCACGCCAGTCTCTTGCGATTGCTGTTGCACCTCCCTCTACGTCAATGAGAAGAACAGGTGAGAATGCGGCTACCTCTGCAGCTGATGCAGCTAGCCAAGTCTTGCCGTTCTTTGGGTCGCCGTAGATGAGCATTGACTTCGGCACATTAAGTGCTTCAGCCTTTTTGATGAACTTGCTGAAAGCAAGCTCTGGAAATTTGGTATCACTCATAGTGACCTTCCTAGTTGTGTGGACTGTTTATGTTCAGTTGTGTGGAAATTATAGTAGCACGAAAGTGTCTTAGTTGCAAAACCTTTCGGCGAGCCTAAATTCCGATAGCGCACTTGAAGCAGTGCTCGTTTTTATCTAAGTTGTCTAGGTCTACTCCGGCACGGATTGCATCCCAAAGGTTTACAAGTCTATCCCATAGTTGCACTGCAAGCTCTTCGGAGTAGTCGAAGGTGTAAGTCCAGATGTCATTCTCAGTAGTGCCGTCCCTGTTGATGAACACAAGCGAGCAGGTCTCTATCTCAGTGCCTTCTCTGTTGAGTCCCCATGCGTAAAGCTGAACCTGCGCAACATACTTTTGCAGTGTGTATGCGACATCGGCATTGCCATTTTCTGGGTCGTCAATATATTTCTGCATCTTGCGCATCTTGTCTCGGCTAGATGTCTTCCAGTCAATCAAGTGCTTCTTGCTGGGCAGAACCAAGTCTGGCTTTGAGCTGATAGTCCCGTAGTCCTTTAGCTCGCCAAGGTAAATCTTTTTCTCCACAATGGCATCGTGAACATCTGGCAGGTCAGTCTTTGTGATTGTGTCTTCCAATAGCATGTGGACTGCTGTGCCAATCTTGCCACCAAGCCAATACTTTATCGGTGCTTCACCTGAAGTAATCAATGCCCTTGCCAAGTGGTAAGTGCATGGGTCACTAATCTGAGATGCCCCGACCTTGCGTTGCTTATCTCTCTCTGTGGATTGCGTTAGTAGTGCAATCGTGAGTTCTCTAACTTGCGAGTCTTTCAATTCTCGGCCTTCCTTTCCCTCTTTTTCTCAAAATCTGTCTCTCTCTTGCTGTTGTCCCGCCCCACACTCCGAATGTCTCAGAGTTCTCCATGGCAAATGCTAGGCATTGTGCAGTGACTGGGCAGGTTCTGCAAATTGTTTTAGCTAATCGAACGTCCAGTTTATCTTCCGGAAAAAATATTTCTGGGTCTGTCTGGGCACAAGGCGCATCCATTTGCCAAGCAAGCTCTTCGCTCGCCATTAGCTTGATGTAGCTCCGGAATCTATCCAGCGGTTCGTTCAAAATAACTCCTCTATTTCAGTTGTGTTTGTGAAGTTTACACCTCCCCACACGCCCCATGCAACTTCAGCGGTGACTGCATAGTCATAGCACTGCTTTAGCAATGGACACTTGTAGCAAAGTATCTCAGCTTCTTGTTCGGTTATGTGTTGTGGTGAGTCAGACCAAAGCTCTGGCTTGTCCTGACAGTTGTAGTTTTCTATTGCGTTTATTGCGGAAGTAAGCTCTTGCCACTTCTCTTTTGCTTCTGGCTTGTTCCAAAAAGAATTCTCATCAATTCTTATCTTCGGTCTTTTTGCGCTCAATGTTACCTTTCGGTTCCAGTGGCTCAAATGTAAACGCTCCGAGCATTAGCAGAACCACCAAAGCCAGAAGGCTAAAGGTAAGTAAAGCACCGCTAAGAGCAAGCACAAGCAGCCAGATAAAGTCCATAGTCACCTCCCATTGTCGCATAAAAGAATCCATAATCATAATCACGTTACAGGGTGTTGTTAGATTGTAGAGAACTCAAAGTCAACAGTCTGAGCAACCCAAACTGTTGGCTGGTCTAGCTTTATGCCCTGAATCTTTGGCTGGAATCTTGGGCTGTAAATCAGCATCTCGCCGTTGTCATACTCCACACCATGCTTCTTGTGCGTCTCTTCATTCAGCACAAAGAAGCCAATGGCTGGAGTCTCAACGTAGGTATCAATCTCTCTGTTATGAGCCAGCTCCACATTGGCAACTCCGTGGCTTGGGTTACTCAGTCTTGCTAGTGTTGGCATTTGGGGCCTCCTCAATCCTCTTGATTGCAGTTCTCACTGTTCTAATTGCATAGCCGTTGTGGCTAAACTCAGCAGGCAGTCCCTCAAGAATCTTGATGATTCTCCGGCGCTCGCTGTTTATCCCGCTCTCATAGGAGATTTGTCCACTCCTTGCGATTAGGTCATTGATGTCGCTCATGCCCATGCTCCTGTCTTTCCTCTTACATCGTGCTTAGCGTCTCTTACTACTTTGATAGCTTTCTCGTAACCAATCTTCTGTGTCTTGGTCATGTCAAGAAATTCTTGTCTTGCATACAACCTAGTGTGAAGATGCCCAGTTGCGTATCTAGCACCTTCAGTGATTCCCTCTCTGTATGCTTCGTCCAGCTTCTTTCTAAACAAAGTCTCAGCCAGTTTGTCAATCAATTTCATTTGCGCTCCTTAGGCTTGTGTTCATCTTTATCTGGTCTTCTACCAGCTTTGATAGCTGACCCTCATCATAAGTGTTATCGGCGACAATGTCGAAAGAT